TTCAAGTCGCGCGAACAGCCGTTGCTCGTGATGATCACGAATTCGGGCTCGGATCGGAACTCGGTGTGCTGGCAGGAGCACGATCACGCCGTCAAGGTCGCCGCCGGCACCCGGACGCCCGATGAGGATTTCACCTTCGTCGGCGAGCCGATCGACGACGAGGAGTTCAGTTTCGTCTGCGGGCTCGACAGGAACGACGACCCGCTGGAGGACGAGGCCTGCTGGCCGAAGGCGAACCCGCTGCTCGGCGTGACGATGCCGGCGGACGAGCTCCGCCGGGCGGTGCGCCAGGCCAAGGCGATCCCGGGCAAGCTGAACGGCATCCTGCGGCTGCATTTCTGCCAATGGACCGACGCCGATACCGCCTGGATCAGCCGGCAGACGCTGGAAGGCTGCCTCGCCGATTTCGAGCCGAGCGAGCATGCCGGATCGGCCGTCTTCATCGGCGCCGATCTTTCGGCCTCGCAGGACCTGACCGCGATCGCCTTCGTCGTCCCGACCGGCTTCGCCGAAGTCGCGCGGGAGGACGGCAAGACCGTCAAGCTGCCGACGTTCGACGCCTGGGTCGAGGCCTGGACGCCCGGAGATACGCTTTCGGAACGGGCTCTGCGGGATCAGGCGCCCTATGACGTCTGGGTGCAGCAGGGCTGGCTGAACGCGCCGCCGGGCAAGGTGATCCGGATGGATTTCGTGGCGGCGCGGGTCGCCGAGATCGCCGCCGAATACGACGTCAAGCTGCTCGCCTATGACGCCTACGCGTTCCGCAAGAACTTCGAGCCGGCGCTCGACGAGATGGGGCTGACCATTCCGCTGGTCGAGCATCCGCAAGGCGGCAAACGACGGGCGCAGCCGACGGCGGAACAGGTTGACGCCGCGGAGAGGGATGGCATCGCAGAGCCGCAAGGCTTGTGGATGCCGGGCTCGCTCAACGAGCTGGAGACGATGCTGCTGGAAAGGCGCATCCGGCTCCGCAAAAGCCCGGTGCTGGTTTCGGCCATGATGGCGGCGACCCTCGAACGGGACGCCTTCGACAACCGCTGGTTCTCCAAGCGCAAGGCGACCATGCGGATCGATGCGACGGTCGCGCTGGCGATGGCGGTCGGGGCCGCCACGGGAGCCCCAGCCGAAGGCCTGCCAGGATTCATTTACGCCGACGAACGTGAGCTGCGGTTCGTCTGAGCGGAGGACCGCATGCGTCGTTTGGCGAAAGCACTGCCCGACATTTTGCGCGATCTGCTGGGCCTCTGCGGCGCCGGTTCGATCGCGTACGGCGCGTGGCTGGTGTTTCCGCCGGCCGGATTCATCGTGGGTGGGCTCCTGCTGCTCGGCGGCGCGTGGTGGCATGCCAGGACGGCGGGCTGATGGGCGGGCTTTTCGGACGCCTTGCCAAAAACACCAGCGCCAATCCTGAGCCGTGGTTCATTGACTGGCTGCATGGCGGCCAGAAATCCGCGACTGGCCTGGTCGTCTCGCCGCAGAAGGCGATGCGCGATGTGATCGTGATGGCCTGCGTGTCGATCCGCGCGGTCGACTTCGCCAAGCTGCCGGGACACGTATTCCGGACGCAGAGCAACGGCGGAAAGACGATCGTCAAGAATCACGCGCTGGAACGGCTGCTGCATAAGCCGAATTCGTTTCAGACGTGGCTCGAATTCGCCGAGCAGATGGGCGCCTCGTATCTGCTGCGCGGCAATGCCTACGCCGCGATTCTCCGCGACGGCCGCGCGCGTCCCATCGCACTCATTCCGGTGAACCCGGAATCCGTCTGCGTCTATGCCGCGCCGGATGGCGACCTCTACTACCGCGTAAACCGGGTCAACGATCACCAGCGGGCGATGCTTGCGGCGTTTCCCGACCTGATCCCGGCTGCGGACATGCTGCATCTCCGCGCGCTTTCGATGGACGGCCTGCTTGGCATGTCCCGCGTCGGTATGAGCCGCGAGGCGATCGGGCTGAGCCTGGCCCTTGAGGAATATTCCGCGCGGTTGTTTTCGAACGGGACGATGCCGGGCGGCGTTTTGCAGACCGACAAGCGGCTCACTGATCCGGTGTTCAAGCGCACGCAGCAGCAGTGGCAGGACAAGTACAGCGGCCTCGAAAACGCGGGCAAGACGCCGATCCTCGAGGAGGGCCTCAAGTGGATCAAGCAGTCGATGACCGCCATCGAGGCGCAGACCGTGGAAGCGCGCCGGCTGCAGATCGAACAGCTCGCAACTGCCTTCGACGTTCCGCTGCACCGGCTCGGCATCATCCCCGAGGGCGGCGGGCCGGCGATCATCCAGGCGCACCAGATGTATTTAAACAACACGCTCTCCTCGGATGCCGAGCGGTGGGAATCGAAGCTCAATGACGCCTTCGGGCTCGATGGCGAGGAGATGTTCGTCGAATTCGACCTCGATTACTTCAACCGCGCCGATATCCAGACCCGCATGACCGCCTATCGGACGGCCGTGGTCGGCATGATCGGAACGCCCAACGAAATGCGCCGCCGCGAAGGCTGGCCCGACATTGAGGGCGGCGACACGCTCTACCAGCCGACCAACGTCGCGCCGATCGGCTTCATGCCGGCCGGCGGCGAGACCGGCCCCGGCAGCGATGTGACCGGCGCGCCGGCGCCGGGCGGCGATGGTGACCCGGCTGCGGTTCCGGACGCGTAAGGAGGGGCAACATGGCCAAAGCCACCATCTTCAACTCCATTGACGCGTTCCGGCAGGCGGCCCGCGCGGACAAGACCGCGCTGGCGCCCGATTGTCAGGTCCGCGCGTCGTTCGATACCGAGATCAAGGCCGCGGGCGATGACAGCCGCGTGCTGACCTTCACGATCTCCACCGCAAGCGTCGATCGCATGGGCGATACGATCAAGGTCGAGGGCTGGAAGCTCGACAACTATCGCAAGAATCCGGTGGTGCTGTGGGCGCATGCCTCCGACACCATGCCGCTCGCCAAGGCGAACAAAATCTGGGTCGAGGGCGGCAAGCTCATGGCAGAAGTCGAGTTCATGCCGCGCGAGATTTCCGGCTTTGCCGATGCGGTATTTCGCGCGCTGCAAGGCGGCTATCTGTCGGCAACCTCGGTCGGTTTCGCGCCGATCAAGTACGCCTTCTCCGAAGAGGACGGCCGCAGCTTCGGCATCGACTTCCTCGAGCAGGAGCTGCTGGAGCTCTCCATCGTACCGGTGCCGGCGAATGCCGAGGCGCTGATCGAGGGGCGCTCCGCCGCCGGGCTCGATATCGCGCCGTTCCGCGCATGGGCGGAGAAGATGCTGGCTGCCGATGGGCAGGCCGTGATTCCGCGCGAGCGGCTGGAGGCGATGCTTGGGTTGCCGAAGAAATTCCGCAGCATCGCAAAAACGCTGCCGGACACCGCAAAGGGTGCCCGCGGGCAACTGCTTCGGTGCGCGAACATGGCCGAAAAGGAAATCGGCGTCGACGTGATCGCTGCGATGGCCGAGGCGGATGAGCCGGAAACAGAGGGCGGCGCAACCGCTACATCGGCGGTGACCGAGCCCGCCGATCAAACGGCGGATACGGCAGTCGTTGCGGAACCTGAAACCAAAACGGAGGCAACGCCGCGCCTCGCGCTCGCGCGCCGCCGCCTGGCACTGGTCCGCCAGACAACCTGAATTCAACCCGCAAGGGTTTCCCGCTCCTGCGAAGGGCGGAGATCGTCGCCGGTCGATCACCGGCTTTACCAAACGGAAAGGAGACGGACGATGTCCGCTCGTTTGAACGCCCTTCGCGAACGCCAGGGGCAAATCGTCGACAAGATGGAGGCCCTGCTCGATGGGGCCGCCAAGGACAACCGCGATCTCAACGAAACCGAGGCGCAAGCCTTCAAAGACCTCGAGACCGACCTGGAGACCACAAAGGGCTCGATCGCGCGCGAGGAGCGCGTCGAGGCGCTGAAGACGAGCCTCGCCAAGCCGCTGAACGTCCCCGACAATGAAAAGATCGTCGTGACGCCCGGCCGCACCGCGAAGCTCAAGAACTTCCGGGGACCCGACGCCGAGAAACGCGCGCACCGCTTCGGCCAGTTCGCGCTCGCCGCGATCTTTGGCAGCGAGAAGGCCTTCATATGGTGCAAAGAACACGGCGTCACCATCGCGAAAGCGCACTCCGAGGGCGTCGCCACTGCAGGCGGCTACCTGGTGCCGGACGAGTTTTCGACCGATATCATCGACCTCCGCGATGAGTACGGCATGTTCCGCCGCCTCTGCACGCCCTACCCGATGGGCCGCGACACCATCAACGTGCCGCGGCGTACCGGTGGCCTCACCGCGTATGCGGTGGGCGAGGGTTCCGCGATCACCGAATCCCAGGCGTCGTGGAACAACGTCGCCCTCACGGCTCGGAAATGGGGCGTGCTCACGCTCCTATCGTCCGAACTCGACGAGGACGCCGCGGTGCAGATCGGCGATATCCTGGTCGGCGAGATTGCGTATGCGTTCGCCATCGCCGAGGACACCGCCGGTTTCGCAGGCGACGGATCCGGCACGTATCACGGCATCAAGGGCTTTCGGAAGCTGTTCGAGGACGGCCTCGGCACGCTCGCCGGTTCCGTGGATGCGGCGTCGGGCCACGACACCTTCGCCGAGATCGACGCTACCGATCTCGCGACGGTCATGGCCAAGCTGCCGCAGTATGCGTACATGCGCGGCCGCCCGACGTTCTACTGCTCGCAGGTCGCCTGGGCGCTGGTGTTCCAGCGGCTGATCCAGGCCTCCGGCGGCATCTCGAAGGATGACGCGACCGGTTCCGTGATCTATCGCTATCACGGCTTCCCGGTCGAGATCACCCCGAGCATGCCGGCGGTGACCTCCGATCTCTCCGATAAGGCGATGATCTTGTTCGGCGACATCGGTCTTGCGGCCGCCTTCGGCGACCGCCGCGGCATGACGATCGCGCGGTCCACGGAATACAAGTTCGCCGAGGACCAGATCGCCATCAAGGGCACCGAGCGCTTCGACATCAACATCCACGACATCGGCGACACGACGACGCCGGGGCCCGTCGTGGCGTTGATGGGCGAATAACCCGGAACTGATGCAATCAAGGGGGCGGTCTCGCCGCCCCCTTCCTTCCTGAAATTCGATCCGAAAAGGAAATCACAATGAGCTTCGCAAAGCATGTCGGCGCGCACATCCTGACGCGCGCCAATTTCGCCGCGGCGGCGGGGGAGACTGCGGTCAACGGCGCGGCGGTGGACCTGACCGCGCTGCCGGCGCGACCAAACTCGGTGCGCGCGGCGGTGGCGATCCAGTTCAACGCCGATTCCGGCGACAGCCTGAACGTTTCCGCCATCAAGCTGCAGAGCTCGGCGGACAGCGGCTTCACCACACCGGTGGACCGCGTCACCGCCGCCAATGTCGTGCTCACCGGCACGACCGGGGACACCGACGTCAACTACTACAGCCAGACCTCGCTCGACTACGACCTGATCAACCACATGGCGGTAAACCCGACGCACAAATGGCTGCGGGTGACCGCGACCCCGACGCGCAGCGATACCACCAACACGACAGGCGCCGTGGCTGCCGTGCTGATCTTCGGCGGCCAGAACCAGGAACCGAAGACCTAAAGGGGCTGCGGTCTCCCGATGCTGGAGCATTACCACCACGCCATCCCCGGATGGTTCCCGACCGCGTGCGAGGATGTCTATCGCGCGGCCGTGCGCCATTTCGGGGACGGTGCGTGTTTCGTCGAGATCGGCGCCTGGAAAGGCCGCTCTGCGGCATTCATGGCGGTCGAGATCGCGAACAGCGGGAAGCGGATCGACTTCAGCACAATCGATCATTTCCAGGGGTCCGACGAACCCGCGCATCGCGCCGATCCCGACCTGATCGCTGGCCGGCTCGAAGTGGTATGCCGCACAAACCTCGCGCGGGCACCGATACCAGTAAACGTGCTCGCCATGTCAAGCCGCGAGGCCGCGCTCCAGTTCCCCGAACGCTCGCTCGATTTCGTGTTCATCGATGCTGGCCACGATGAGGCCAGCATCGCGGCCGATATCGAGGCTTGGCGGCCAAAGCTGAAGCCGGGCGGTGTCATCGCGGGCGATGATCTTGATTGGCCCGGCGTCTACACGGCGGTCGCAAAGGCGTTCGGCACGAAATTCTGGCCGGTCGGCCGGTGCTGGGTCGTCTGCCCCGACAAGGATGCGCTCGCGGCGTTCACCGGCTTTACCGGATTGATGATCGCGACACCCTGCTATGGCAGCATGGTGACCAACGCCTATTTCATGGCGATGCTCAAGACGGTTGCCGGCCTCGCCTCGAAGGGCTTCGTGCATGAGGTCGTGACGGCACCGGGCGACAGCCTTATCGCGCGCGCGCGAAATACGCTCGCGGCGGTGTTCCTGCATTCGCCGCATTCCCATCTCCTCTTCATTGACGCCGATATCGAGTGGGAGCCGGCCTCAGTGCTGCGGCTGCTGCGCGCGGACAAAGATCTGATCTGCGGCGCCTACCCGAAGAAGAAGTTGCCGGAAACCTACGCGGTTAATCTCAAGGCCGATACGCGCGGCCGGGTGCGATCCTGCCCGATTTCGGGAGCTGTTGAGATCACGGCGGCCGCGACCGGCTTTCTGATGATCCGGAGAACCGTTTTCGAGCGGCTGATCGCGGCCCATCCCGAGCTGAAATACAGCGGCACGGCGAGCCTGACGCCTGAACAGGAGCAATTCAGCTACGGCCTATTCGACTGCATGATCGTCGACGGCCGCTATCTCTCCGAGGATTACGGCTTCTGCCATCGCTGGGAGAAGCTCGGCGGCGAGGTATGGCTCGATCCGGCCATCAATCTCAACCATCACGGCAGCTATGCCTATCAGGGTAACGCGGCATCCATGTTCGCGAGCGAGCCAGACATCGCATCCGCAGCGGAGTAACCCATGCGCGTCGTCGTCGATAAAGCCTTCGGCCCGTACCGGGTCGGGGACGAAATCCCGGACATGCCCGGAAACCAGGCCCGCACCATGATCGCGCGCGGGCTCGTGCACGAGGCGGATTACCCGACTCGCCCACTGCCATCCCCCGCCAACCGCATGATGACCGCTTCGCCGGCGACCGCAGGTCGGCGGAATCGACGCGCCGGAGCGTAGCCCGGAATCCCCTCACA